CGATTAGGCAGTGGAAATGCATCTAGAAAAATTGTTTTTGGAAGTGCTGGTGCTGCAAATGATTATATAGAACTTATTGATGTTAACAGTTCTGCTAACATGTTTAATCTAGTACAAGATGGAAATTCAAAACTAGTAGTTCGGGGTGTGACAGGCAATGTAGGTATTGGTACAACTAATCCTGGTGAAAAATTAGAAATTAATGGTGCATTACAAATCAAACGAGATGGTGATCACCCTGCCATAAGATTTTCTGAGGTAGTTAGTGGCACCACTACAACTAGAGGCTATATTGCATCTGGTGACTGGGCTGTCAATGGAGGTGCGATTGATGACTTTGGTATCTCTGGTTCTGTCACCGGTGATCTATTATTAGCTACAAATGCAGGTTCTGAAAGATTAAGAATACAAAATAACACTGGTAATGTTGGTATTAATAACAATAATCCTTCACAGAGATTAACAGTCAATTCGCCAGGCGGCGCTGGAGGAAATGCGGCAGGAAGATTCAGTGAAGTTATGGCGCAGATACATGAAACTGGCGGACAGACTGAAGCTGGCCGCAGAAGTATCATGTTCTTCAATGACATTAACAACTGGTATAACGGAACAGAAAAAACTGTATTCGGTATGGCATTTAATAATAATGGTAATATTCGTGGCGGTATCCAATACGATCATAAAAATACAGAACGTATGACTATATGGAGTGGTTATGGTCCTATTGAATTTAAAGTACCAAGTGTCACAAATCAAGGTGATTATAGAGCAGATCAAGTAGATTTAACTCCTCTTACAATTGAAAACCTAACTGGTTCTGTTAGAATTAATAATCAAAAATCTAGTACTGCTGTTAATATAACAGAAGCTCAATCAATATACTCATTGAGTCTCAAAAATAGAGATAATGGTACTAGGTTGAGTTTTAGTGGTGACACAACTCTTTCCTCAACTATTCAATCTATGAACCCTAATAATAATGGACCTGCTCATATAAAACTAAATCCATTCGGCGGTAAGACTGTAATTGGAACATATGATGAAGTAGCACACAATAATGATCTTACTGTAGATTCAGGGATTTATATTCAAAACGGAGTACCCAGCACTTCACAATATGTAGCAAATGCAGTCCTTCCAAAATATGCTATAACAATCCCAGTTACAGCTGGTTTTACTTCGCAACAGGTATCTGCCGGTGGTGGTTGGGCAAACATAGGATGGCAACCTACCGCTCGCAGCGGAGAAGTAATGCATAGAAACACGAACAACAGATATATGGTTGGCGGAACTGGTAATTCAATGGGATTTTATATTGAAGCAGGAACCAGTGAAGCTGGTGGTATGTGTTTCGACGAAGATAGTACACAAGTGTATGGTTCTTCTGATAACGGTACTACATTCCGTATTATTGACAAAGACTCTGATATTGTTATCATGGAAATGTTACAATCTAGTTGGAATATGAGTGTAAGAGGGTCTGTTAATAGTAGTCAAAGTTCATTTAGTGGTCTGTCTGATCGCAGAATTAAAAAGAGTTTCCAAGATGTATCTACTGAAAATATATTAACAAAATACAACAATCTTGATCTTAAATCATATATTAGAATTGATAGTTACGACTATATGAAAGATAACTATGAGAATGAAGAAGATCTCAGAGAAATAGGATTGGTTGCGCAAGAAGTTGAAGAAATTTTTCCAGATGTAGTTGGAACAACTCCTGTTATTGATCCGAGAGGAATGGATAGTGTATGGGAAGAGCTTGGCGAAGAACTTACTGAAATTAAAAATATCAATCAAACTGGACTACTTTACAAAACAATCGAAGCAGTACAAGCACTCATTGAAGAAAACACACAACTAAAAGCAAGACTAGATGCATTGGAGAATGGATAATGAGTAGAGCAAAAGAAATGAGAGAAATGCCATTAGGTATTGATGCACACACCACAGGCAACATTACAGTTACAGGTGATATTGACATCAGTAACGGACACTTAGTACACGGTACACAACACTTTGACGGAGGTGCTACTGGAGGAAACGGTGATCTAGCTTTTGTAGAAACTGACAATACTGTGAACAATAATTATACACTAAGTACTAATAGAAATGCAATGACTGTAGGACCTGTAACACTAGCAAGCGGTGCAACAGTTACTATACCAAGCGGACAAAGATGGGTAATACTATAAATGAGTAAGGTTAGAATATATGGTGATGTTAGTGGATATGTAGATATTGCTGTGCCAGACAACGCAGGCACAACTACATTAAATTTAGATAAAATACCACAAGCAGATATCAATGGCAATATTGCAATGGATACTAATACACTGTATGTTGATGCTGCAAATAATAGAGTTGGTGTTGGCACTGCTAGTCCAAATACTACATTAGATATTGTGTCACCTAGTAGTGCTGAAGCAATAAACATCAGAGGCAGAAGTGCAGACGATATTGGTCAGTTAAAATTTTACGAAAACGATGGTACCACTAGTTTAGCTAGATTAGATTCTAGAACCACACATTTTGAAGTAGGCTCATATAACGAGCTTAGATTCTCAGCTGGCGGTGTTGGCAACTCACACGTAGTAATTGATACATCAGGTAACCTACTATTAGGAAAGAATGCAGTTGGTACTAGCACTGTCGGTGTAGAATTAAATCCAGATGGGACATTAGTTGGTACTAGAAGTGGCGGAAACCCACTATTTCTAAATAGAACTACTTCTGATGGTAAAATAATTACACTAAGAAAAGATGGTAATGAAATCGGATATCTTGGAAGTAATACTGCTGCAGGACAAAGCCTATTAGATATTAGTTCTGAAAATGATTCTAGTAGTAATATAAGATTTTTAACTTATGGTAGCGGGTCTCACAATGAAGTGATGAGATTAGCATCTAATAAAATGATAGGGATTGGTATTACTGCTCCAACAGCAAGTTGGGGTAATGGTACAGGTGTACAGTTTAATCCAGCTGGTGAAGTTCTTGCTTCTAAGGTAAATGGAACCTCATTATATTTAAATAGAACTAGTTCTTCAGGTTCAAATAGAGCTGTTATTAGTATAAACGAAAATAGCAGTAATATAGGAACCATAGGTATGGGATCCGGTAGTGAATTAGCAATATCTACAAATGCTGGAACTCAATATATTTCTCAAAAACTTAATGGAGATACTGATGGCATTCAATACTCTAATGTCGGCACATATCATATGGGCCCTTGGATCTCAAAAAATGCTACTGTTGACTTAGGAAGATCCAATAGTGGATGGCGTGATTTATATCTGACAGGTGGTATTCAGTTCGACAGTCGTTCTAATAAGCTGGATGACTATGAAGAAGGGACTTGGACACCTTCTATATTAGTAGAAAATGCATCAGCTGCTGGTATTACAGTAAACCATGCATCTTACACTAAGATAGGAAGGCTTGTATCCTTAGTTTTTGATGTAACCATTAATAGCGTTACAGGAACAAATTCTAGTAGAGCTATTCAGTTAGAAGGTATGCCCTTCACTATAAACACAGCAAGCGGAGGTGGGCCTAACATTGCTTATACTAATTTAACAAACAGCATGACGGGAAGCCTAGCATTGCAAGGACGTTTTAATACAAGGTATAGGATTGTAAATCTCAATGGTGCTACAGGTCTAAATGCTTCAGATCATTTACAAGCCAACACTGTTCTTAGAGGGCAGTTCACTTATCATACAGATCAATAACCCTTTCAGAGATTGGGTCGGACAGGTGGCAACAACGCCACGATAAAAAAGGAAATAAACAATGGCACTAACAGAAGAAACAGTAGAAGATAAAATCGAGATCGTAGGAGATTACAAATATGTTCAGGTGAGAACAGCCACGGTCATTAAACGTGATGGCGCAGAGATCAGTAGAAGTTTTCATCGTCATGTAGTTGCACCTAGCGATGATATTACAAGTGAAAGCGCAGAAGTACAAGCAATTTGTAATGCAGTACATACACAAGAAATTAAGGATGCTTATGCCGCATACGTAGCATCTCAGAC